AACTGCACGGCTGGAAAAGGTCAAACTTGAATCGGAGCTAATCCGGTCAAAGATTGCGAGGGAAAAGGGCGAACTCATTCCCGTTGACCAGGTGCGCGAAGACATTATTGCCGCCGTCGCCGCGTTTACCGCGGAGCTGTACGCGCTCGCAAACGACGTACCAGGACAACTTGCCGGACTGACCGAGACGCAAATTCGGGATAAGGTTCTGGCACGGATTGACCTACTGGTCGACAAGGTCAAAGCTAAATGCGAGGACCTGGGCAAAGCACGACTGGAGGCAAATGAAAGCAACGGTATTTGACGCGTGGAGCGCCGGAATGCAGCGCCGGTTCTCGGGGGACCCCATCGAGTGGTTGCGGGATAACGTCCGCTTGCCGCACTCGGCACGGTCTTCAAACTTTGACCCTGGGATTGCGCCGTGGCTTAACGAAATCATCCGCCGGTTTTCGGATGGGGCGACGCGGCAGATTGCGATCCGAGCGCCGGTCGGGGGCGGAAAGACTACGCTGCTTGAGCTTCTGGTCACTTGGGTAGTCGCCGAGGCGCCCGGGGGGATGCTCCTTGTCGGGCAGTCGGACGACACATCAAAGGACTTTGCCGAGACTCGGTTGATTCCAGTCCTCAACGCGTGCCCTCCGGTGGCAAAGCTATTTCCCAAGGACCGCCACCAAAAACGGAAAACCAGCATACTTTTCCCGCACATGCCGCTTTTCTTGGCCGGCGCAAACCTTTCCAGCCTTCAGGAGAAGTCGATGCGCTACGTTTGGATGGATGAAATTTGGCGCTACAGGGACGGCATGATCGGCGAGGCGGTCCGGCGAACTCACGACCGCTGGAACTCGGTAGTCATTGGAATCTCGCAGGGCTGGGACCAAGGGCATGAGGCCGACGCGTTTTTTGACGCTGGGGACCTCAACGAGTGGGGGTCGGTATGCGAAGCGTGCAGCAAGTGGCACAAGATGTTGTGGTCCTCGATCCGGTACGACGAGGCAAAGGCCGCATCGGGGGAATGGGATTGGGAAGCGCTTGCGGCATCGGTCCGGCACGTTTGTCCACATTGCGAACACGTCACACCGGACACCACAGGAGGCCGGCGAGCAATGGCGGAGCGGGGGCGGTACGAGCAGCAGGAATGCAACCCGGTCGCGGGGGCGGCGTCGTTCACCTGGTCTGCGCTTTCTGTTTACTGGATCCCGTGGAGTTCACTCGTCATTGAGTGGGTAAAAGCGCAGGAGCTAAAAAATCGCGGCGACTTTTCAGCGCTTCGGCAATTCCTGCAAAAACGGCTGGCGCAGGTTTGGAAGGAAATTTCAGAAGCGCCAGCAATTTCCCTAACCGCTTCAGATTATTCCAAATCGGAATTTATCGACGGGCAAGCCATCGACGGGGAGATGACCCGCTTTTTGACAGTCGACCGCCAGCGGGATCACTTCTGGGCGCTTTGTCGAGCGTGGCGTGCAGATGGGTCGAGCCGCTTGATCTGGGAGGGCAAACTGCTTACGAGCGAATCGATCCGCAATTTGCAGCAACGGCTGAAGGTCAAAGACAAGCTCACCTTTCAGGACGCGCAGTTTTTCACGGGATTTGTTTACGACGACTGCGTGCGGTACGGCTGGACCGCGCTGCATGGATCCGGTTACGACGGGTTCAACCACGGAGACGGGCGCACTCAGGTTAAACGGTTTTTCTCTCCGGCAAAAATGGCACAGGCGCCCAACGGGGGGAACGCTCGGTACATTTATTGGTCGAACGAAGGAGTGAAGGATGAGTTGGTCCGACTCCGGGCGGCAGGGGCGCCCCATTGGGAATTTCCGCAGGATGTAAGCGACAACGGCGCCGAGGGGTATTTGAATCAAATCAACTCGGAGGTGAAGCGCGACACCGTGGACAAGAGTACCAAGCAGGTCAAAATGCGATACGTCAAGGTACGGACCCACAACCATCTGTGGGACTGTGAAGCGATGCAGGTCGCGGCGGCAATGATGGTCGGACTTCTGAAGGGGCAGGTTGACAGCTAAGACTTGAGCATGATCGCGGCGCCTCAGATTATCCTTTCGGTTTTCCTGCAACTCGACGTTGCGGCGCTTCGAGCACTCAGGGACAATCAATTTGACGTCGTGCAGTCGGGGGCGGGAGTGCTGGTATCATCGAGCGTCAACGGATCGAGTTTTAACTTTTCGGTGCCGTCCAGTCTGAACCCGATGCAGATTTTGACGTTTGCTCAACTGGCGCTCGACTATAAGGCGCGCGGACTTTGCTCGCCAGTTACTCGGACCCAAGCCATATTTAGCTAATGCTCGACAAAATTCTGAAACTCTTCAAGAAACCGACCGTCGCGGCGCACGCCGGCGGGATCGGAATGCCTGGGCACTATCGGATGATCAATGGCGGATGGTCGGGCAACCGCCCATACTGGGGCACGCACGCCGGGGGGATGCAGAAAGAGGTCTCAGTCGGGGAGTGGCGCAACATCGTTTCGGCGTCGCAAAAACTTTACTGGAACTTCGGTCCGGTGGCGGGAGCGATCAATGACAAATCGATGTTTGCGGTCGGGCGTTCGTGGCTTCCAAAATTCGAGGGGGCCGACAAGGCATGGGGCAAAGTGGCCGAGGAATGGCTGCGAGGGCAGTTTTATGAAATCGCCTTTATCGACGGGAACGATTTCCAGACGGGGCTTTTCATGCAAAGCGTCGCCGTGGATCGCGACGGGGACAGCGCATGCGTCTACACAGAAACGCCGGACGGCTACCCACAATTCCAGATCATTCCCTGGCACGCTATTGGCGACCGCACCGGAGCGGACGTCGTGCAGGCCGGACCGTACAAAGGGCTTCGGCAGTACAACGGGGTCATTTTTAACCAGTACGGGCGCCCCGTGGCCTACCGAATCCTCGGGCAAACTCCGGCAGATGATCGCGACGTTTCGGCTCGGGACATGGATTTCATTCGGGAACCGCTCGCGGTTGACCAGGGGCGTGGACTTCCAGCTTTCACGCCGGCGATCATTGACCTCCGCGACCTGACCACCGTGCAGGGCTACGTTCGGGAAGCCGCAAAGCTGGCCGCGACTATCGGACTGATCGAGCACAACGAGCTTGGGATGGCGGACATCAGCAACCCGGCTTTTGCGCTAAGCGACCACGCGCCGCATTCGAAATTTGCAATGGAGGAACTCTACGGGGGCACGACCCGTTATTTCCGCGCGGGAGCTGGCGCAAAGCTCGAGCAACTCAAGTCGGAGGTTCCATCGGAGGCAACCGACAGATTGATGGAGCGGCTCATCCGCAATGCAATGCTTGGAGCGGGGATGCCACCGGAATTCTATTGGGACCCATCCAAAATCGGGGGCGCTTCGGTCCGCATGATCATTTCCAAAGTTAACCGCACCGTGGCCGACCGGCAGGACCTCCTTAAGGGAGTTGCTCGACGCCGCATCGGGTACGCAGTTAGCAAGGCCATCAAGCGCGGGATCCTTCCAGCTTATCAAGGCGCAGATTTGGGCGGGTCGTTAAAGTGGGGCTTTACTATGCCGCCAATTTTGACGGCGGATGCCGGCTACGCGGGGCAGGATGCGCGGGAGGCGTACAAGCTCGGGATGCGAAACCTTTCCGACATTCTGGGCGAAGCGGGGCAAAGTCTCGACGAGCACTTGGACCAGCGCGAGCGCGAAGAGCTGGCGATCCGCGAACGGATGCAACGCAGCGGGCTACCGGAGTCCGCGTTCCGAATCCTTACACCCAACGGCAACCCGGCGCCGGTCGAACCAGCACAGCCATGAAGTTTCAACGAGTCATTGAGCAAATCTATTTCCGCCCCTGGTACATCACTCCGGGAGGGCACCGGGCGGTCCGGCAACTAATCCAGTCCAAGCTCGCCGCAAACGGCGGGATGGATATGAGCGCACTAATCAACCCGCGCGAAGAAATGGAGGTCACGCCCGACGGCATTGCCATTATCCACGTTTGCGGGACCCTCGGGAAAGGACTGTCGCCAATTGAAAAATCGTGCGGCTCGACCGACTACGAGCAGATCGCCGACGAAATCGAGGACGCGTCCGAAATGGGCGTTCGGGGGCTGATGCTTGAAATCTCCTCCCCAGGCGGGACTGTCGTAGGAAATCACGAAATTGCGGAACTCGTCCAGTCTTTGGAGATTCCGACGCTCGCATATTCCGACGATATGGCATGCTCTGCGGCGTACAATATCGCGGCATCATGTGATACCATCGTGGGCGCCCCGTCTTCAACGTGGGGATCGGTCGGGTGCATCATTCCGTGGGAAGACGAATCCGTGATGTGGGAGATCGAGGGCAAACGCTTTGACCCCATTACAAATGCCGAGGGGGATCTTAAGAGCGCAATGCACGGTCCAAGCCTGACGCCGGATCAACGCGCTTCGCTCGAGCAGTATGTCCAGGACGCTTTTGAAATGTTCAAGGGCAACGTCCTTCGCAACCGCGCTGTGCCGGATGAGGAAATGCGGGGACAGTCGTTTTTTGCTCCTCGGGCGCTGCAAAACAATTTGATCGACGCCATCGTGCAAACCGAGGAAGAGGCGTACCAGATGCTTTTGGGAAAATTGTGACGAATGGTACGGCGGGAGATCCGCCGACGGGGATTTATGCTTTTCTCCCCTAGGAAACAAAGTCGCTCCCCTCACCGGTTCGCTGGTGGGGGGTTTCTTTTTTGCGCCAGTTGACAACAGCAAAAAGGGTTATGGAAAAACCCACCACGCTGTCGTCCGCTATTGAAGCGCTCGAGGCATCGTCCACTAAACTTCTCGCACTCGAGGCAGACCTCGCCGCGGCAAACGCAATAATCGCGGAAGCGTCGGAATTGCAAGACGTCAAAGCAAAGCTCGAAACGGAGAACGCTGACATTTTGGCAAAGCTCAACGAAGCAAACGCGCAACTCACAGCACTCAGCGCAAACGCGCAGACCGTCGAAGCACGCGCCAACGAAATCGTTGCATCACTCGGAGTCCCT